TGCTTTTTGATTACAACGTGCCAATACCGAACCAGGTGCTTTACTATGTTGCTGGCACAGACACAGACCGTTACGCAGTAATCCCGCAAGGCACACTCACCCACACGCAAACTTGCACTTGGGTCACAGGGCCACAAATCGCCACATATTTGGGAATTACTACAGCGGGCGACGAAACGGCGTTTCTAGTTCAGGTCGCTTCAGCAGCAAATAATTTCTGTTACCGCCGACGCCAAGAGTCCGGCTACACCGATTCGCTAACGACTTCGCCTGGCGGAGATATCACTCTCGGCACTTTGATGTACGGATCAGCCTTGTACCGCCAACGTGGATCAGTTGACCAATTCGCCTCGTTCACAGATATGGCGTCAGCACCCACTGTAGGGCTCTCAGGCATCGTCAAACAGTTGTTAGGCATTAGCAGACCACAGGTCGCCTAAAATGGCTTACACCGACTTCCTGAATGAGGCTTTAGATGATCTGGTCACTACTCTGCAAACTATTTCGGGGCTTAGGGTTGTTAACGATCCTCGCAATATCGCTCCACCTTGCGCTTTTGTTGATGCTCCGACCGTCGAGTCGTTCAATTACAACATTGTCAAAATGACTTTTCCTGTCACACTTATTAGCAACGGCCCAGGCAACCTAGACGCCTTGCGTCAGCTGCTTGACCTGACGTCATCTCTGATCCTCAAAAATGTGGCAGTCATGTCAGCCTCACCAAAAGTTGTTACTGTTGGCGGAGCAGAGTACGCCGGATATGAACTCATCATCCCGATACAAGCACAGAACGGATAAACCTATGGATCGTTATGTCATTACTTCAAGTCGAGTTGGCGAGATCGGCACAGCGTTTGTCGCTAGTCCGTCTGACGATATTGTGTGGCTGCTTGAGGGTGGCTTTATTCAGCGTTCCGACACTCACCCTTCTAAGGGTGCTAAATTAACCAACAAGCCCGACGCGACCGAAACACAGAAAGATTGATCCGTCATGGCAACAAGCACAGTCCTCTCCAATCCAGTTTTTAAAGTCGGTGCCGTGGACCTTTCGGACCAATGCACTAGCGCAACGCTGTCGCAAAAGACGACCGCTCTGCAGGCTAACGCTTTCGGTTCTACCGCTGTCACCTATACCGCTGGTTTGCAAGACAACACTTTGAGCGTTGAACTTTTTTGGAGCACGGCGGCCAGCGAGACTTACGCCACTCTAAAATCTTTGCTTGGCACAGTAATTGCTTCAATCACCATTCAAGGTTCATCGGCTGTCACATCGGCAACTAACCCGATTGGTACTTTGACTAACTCTTACCTTCAAGAACTCCCAGTGGCTTATGCGCTTGGCGAACTCACAAAATGCACCGTTCAATTTATGGGTGGAAACTTCGCCTGGACTGAAGTTTGATCTAACAAACCCCGAACAAAGGACCCGACATGAAACTAACCATCCGATTCGACATCGGTTACGGACCCGCCACAATCACAACCACCCTTGCAACACTTATTGCTTGGGAGCGCCGATTCAAAATGAAAACGTCTGACCTAGCCGACAATTTTGGTATGGAGGACATGGCGTTCATGGCGTGGCACTCAGCAAAAGTCCAGACCGAACACGGTCAAGCCATACCTGTGGAGTTTGACTCTTTCGTTAACAAACTTGTCAACATTGAGATTGTGAACAGTGAGCAGGGAAAAGTTATCCCAGCGGAAGTTTCCGCAACTCTTTAGCACAACTGCTGGTCCTCACGGGCTACTTTCCGCATGATGTAGACTTTGATGTTGACGACCTCCTGACAGTCGCAGAGATACTTAAGGAGCGCAACAAATGACTATGCAAGTCCAAGGACTCGAGTCCACTTTGAAGGCACTCCAAAAGATTCAGCCTGAAGTCAAGAAACAATTTTTTAAGGACGCTAAAAAGATTCTTAAGGTTGCGGTGGATGAGGCTAAAAGTTTGTATCCCGCCGAGGACGCAACAAGAAATAACGGTGGTTTCCCGTCTGGTCTGTCTCGTGCGTGGGCTCCTGGCGGGCGCCCGTTGTTCCCGTATTCGCAAGAAAAAGCGGTTAAAGATGTAAAGATTGAGACGTCGCTATCTAAAAAGAAAGACGCCGTTTTAACCATTGTTAACAAAGACGGTGCTGCTTCAGTAATTGACTATGCCGGTCTAAACAATAACAACGCTTTAGGTCGGGCGTTAAACGGTTTGTCTACTAGGCCTCGAGTTATGTGGCGGGCCTACGAAAACAATCAGGGCCGTATAGAGGACGAGATGCGACAGTCCGTTGATGAGGTTATGAAACGTATCTCGGGCCTTACGAAAGCGTTGGTGCTCTAATGGCTATTCGAATACCAATCATTACCGATCTCCAAGACCAGGGTATTAAACAAGCCAAAATCGCCTTTGGTAATTTCAAGACTGCCGTTAAGGATGCTGAGGGTGGGCTAGGCAAATTTAAGGCTGGCTCTAAATCTGTCATGGATTCCGTGTCGGCTAACAGTGGCGCCTTTGCTCTGGCTGGTGCGGCTGCTTTTGGCAAGTTTGCTTTTGAAGGCGTCAAAGCGTTTCAAGAATTAGCCTTAGGAGCAGAAAAGTTTTCTACTGGTACAGGTTTAGCGATTGAGGATGCGTCACGGTATATCGAAGTTGCTGGCGATATTGCCGTACCTATTGACGCCGTTCAAGGTGCCATTGGAAAACTAAATAAAGCAATCGGTGCAGACCCCGACAAAGTTCGTAACCTCGGCATTGACCTTGTATATCTTAAAGACGGGTCGCTGGATGTTAACGAAACTTTCCTTAACACTATTGACCGCCTCAAAAAGATTAAAGACCCAGCAGAAAAAGCCAAGGTAGCGGCTCAACTGCTCGGCAAGGGCTGGCAGTCCATGTCAACTCTTATTGAGATGGGTGCCGACGATCTTAAAAAGTCTTTAGACGATGTTTCTGAAGCAAAAGTTATTAACCCTGAGGAACTGGCGAAGGCTAAAGAACTGCGCGACGTCATAGACGTTCTTAAAGGCAAAGTAGAAGATTTGTCGCTATCTATTGGCGGGTCTTTAGTTCCTGCTTTAGGTGGCTTAGGCGATGTAATTGACGCTGGTCTTGGCGTACGAGATGTTTTTAAAAGTATCCCTGGCGCTACATGGATGTCGGATAACTTGACACCGCTCGCCCTTACAAAAAATGCTTTGGGCGCCGTTTTTGATTTGTTCAAAAAAGAAAAACAACTTATTCCTATATTTGCTCAAAATATGCGTGCTGCTAAAGACGAAACAAAAAACTTTAACAGGGCCGCTCTAAATGACATACCAACAATTACAAACACTTTTGAAAAATTGCGAGACAAAGTAAAAGAAGTTGCCGTCGAAATGTCGGCAGACCAATTTGAAAACTTTTATAGAGTACAGAAAAAAACTTTTGACGTCATTAACCCAGACTTAATTGACAATTTCAAATTAAAGTTAGATGGTCTTGCCGGAACTATGGGTGCCGATACTTGGGAACGGTTTATGACTAATCTTGACGATCCGATTGTCAGGATTATTCCTGACCGTTTGGACAAGGTTCGAGAAAAAGTTGAGGCCGTCTATTTTGAACTTAAAAACGCTGACGATGCTTGGAACATTTTGACAAGCAACCTTAGCGAGGAGGTCGCACTTGACGAAGCAAAAATACAACTTGAAAAATTACAAGCAGCCGCCGTTCTTGCATTTGGTAGTGATAGTCAAGAACTTATAAATGACTATGATGCTCAAGCCGCTGAGTTTGCTGACCAACTGTCTAAGATTTCTGGCGAAATGGACAACATTTCATCTAAAGCAATTATCTTTAAGTTTAAAACTGAAGGCCCAGCAGCTGCTCTTGAATATGCTAGATATCTTGCTCGAGGTGCCGAGTACGGCGGACTAAGCGAATACGACGCTTTGACCCTTGCAGGTATTTCCGGCGCGCGTGCAGCTGGCGGTCCAGTCATGGGTGGTAGTTCGTATCTTGTGGGTGAACGCGGGCCCGAGTTGTTTACACCCTCGTCGTCTGGAAACATCACCGCCAACGGGGCTATGGGTGGCAACACCATCACAGTAAACGTGAACGGTGGCGACCCCAACAGCATTGTTAGAGCCTTGCAGCAGTATGTCCGTCAGTCAGGTCCAGTGCCACTAAACACTCGAGCGATGTAATGCCGACAACCCCTTGGAATTTTTTGTTAAACGGTGTCACTGATTTTACTAGCAGTGTCCTATCTATCAACATTAAACAGGGTCGGGAAAAGTATTTAGATAACTACGCTGGCGGGTCAATAGTTATCACTCTTAACAACAGCACAAACCTTGCCACAAGTTTTAGTTTTAACGACAAAATCTATGCAGCAAGTGAAACAACAGGTTTTGGTTACCGTGACGTCTTTACGGTGCAGGAAATCACTTTTAACGATTACCCTGGCAACACGGGATTAAGTACGGCGACCATTGTTGCCGTTGACCCCCTGGCACGCGCAGGCCGATATCAGGCGACCAACACCGCTTTAACTCAAGCCGCTACGACTGCCCAAATGGAACAATTTAATATTGTGGTTTTGCCAGCCGATTTGACTGTCACTGATGTTTTAAGCAGTGTTGGCGATTCGATTGCTTCAGCCCAAACCTATACAGGCACAGTGTTAGAACAGTTAAATATCCTTGAAGCAACTGAACGAGGAATTATCAGGACTAAAGCCTACGGAAGTTATACAAGCCAATGGATTTTTCCGTACGCCAGAAATGACATAGATGACAATGTGGTGACGTCTTTTACTTTTGGGCGTGAAACTTCAGCGACAGTGATTGCTTACCAAAGTTTTGAACGAATCCAAAACGGTACTTCTTTTATTAACACGGCAACCATTTTGGCTTTGGGTTTATCTGACCAGACACAAACTAATTCAACTTCAGTTACAACGTATGGTGCAACCTTTTTTAGTTCATCAACTGTTGATTACAACACCACGCAGGCACAAAATAACGGCAGCTGGATAGTAAACACTTTTGCAGATATCACAAGTCTTAGGTTTCGAATCAGTTTTAGTGATAGGGCCCAAAACTCTACGGCTTACACCGAATTTCTTACTAAGTTCCCTGACCTTGCTTTTACCCTTGCTTACCGGATACCAGGGTATTCGGTTGACACTATTGCACCAGTTGTTTTAGAGGGCTGGTCTATTAACGCTACGCCTGAACAAACTGATTATGAACTGTATTTTAGTCCGCTAAATTATTACCAGTTTTTTGTTTTGAATAGCCTCACGCTTGGCATTTTGGGTGGTGACGGTATTACTTACGACCAGCCTGAAATTGTATATGATGAAAACAGTTGGATATATAACGACAATAACGTCGAAGATGGATCACGGCTAGGTTGGTAAATTATGGCTATTACTTATCCCACAACGCTTGACGCTTTCACTAACCCGACGACAAGCAGTCTGCTGACGTCACCTTCCCACGCCCAACAACACTCAGACATCAACGATGCAGTTGAGGCCCTAGAAACTAAGGTCGCTATCGGCAACACGGTTTTAGGCACCTACACGAGTTACACGCCCACATTCCTAAATGTCACCGCAGGCAACGGCACGACGACAGGCGCTTATTGTCGAGTTAACAACTTTGTGCATTACTACGGTTCATTCACTCTAGGCACTACCTCAGCGGTGACAGGTGCTATCAGTATCGTGTTGCCTATCAACCTTAACGCTGATATGTCCACGACTTTTATGGCTCATGGTTTGTGTTGGTATTACGACCTTTCCGCCACAACACCCTATTTAGGTGTAACTAGATACAACGCTTCAGTGACCAGCGTTTTTGCTTCAACAATGAACGTCGGTGCTACTTACCCAACGGGAACAAACGCCAACGCCACACTCCCAATGACTTGGGCGACAGGCGACATCATCAACTTCAATCTTTACTACAGGGCGGCATGATGAACCTTTTAGCAGACCACGAAACTACAGCACCTGATGAATGGCTGCTAGAACGTATGAGGTTAGTCCGCGACCGTCTCCTAGTCGAATCTGATTGGGCGATGATTTCAGATACACCAACCGACAAAACGGTGTGGGCGACCTACCGCCAGCAGCTGCGTGACTTCCCCGCTACATGGACACCAGCGCCAACCGTTGACTTTCCGGAAAGGCCCTAAATCATGGCGATTTCACCTAACGACAATTTTACTGCCGGTCAAGTCCTGACCGCCACAGAATGTAACCAGTTTCCTCGTGGCGTGATGGCGTTAGCTACATCAACAACTAACTACACTTTGACCGCTACTGATGTCATTGCAACCGGTATGACCGTCACCTTTACGGCAGTTGTAAACCGTTACTATCGAGTGACTTATTACGAGGCACAAGTACAAACACCAACAGCAGTATCGTCGTTTGTTAACTTGTCAATCAAAGACACCAACGCTGCAGG